CAGACGATGAATTTCTGTCATATTACGGTGGGGCTAAGCTACGCTGTTATGAAGCTGCTGTATTGTCGCTGCGCGAAACACCTTTCGCAGCGAAGGATTGTTGGGTGAAGGTTTTCACGAAGGATGAGTACTGTAAACCAAACGGGGCACCGAGAGCCATTCAGCCCCGTTCACCCAGATTTAACGTCAAATTAGGGTACATAAAACACATAGAACATGAGATCTTTCATGCGATAGATGAGATATTTGATCCATCACTCGAACACAAAACAGTAGCTAAGGGAATGAATATGATCGAACGAGGGAACGTCATTGCAAACATGTGGAATAGTTATAACGATCCGGTTGCTATCGGCTTAGACGCAAGCCGATTTGATCAACATATCAACCGATTGTTGTTGGAATATGAACATTCTATTTACCACATGTGGAGCACCGGCAGTGGGGATGATTTACCCCCACTCGCCGCCTTGTTAAAAGCACAGATCGAAAATCGAGGGGTTTACCACGGAAAAAGTGGAAGCATCAAGTACCAGGTGGACGGGTGCAGGATGTCTGGAGATATGAATACCAGCCTCGGTAATGTGATTATCATGACCACTCTGATGCACTCGTACTTTGAGTCAAAGGGGTTGTTAGGGAAGGTGAAGCTATTGAATGATGGAGATGATTGCGTAATCATCATGGATAGGCAGCATGTAAGGAGATTTAAGGATGGATTAAAGGAATGGTTTTTAGAAATGGGATTAACAATGGAGTATGATGGAACATACACTAGTTTAGAGGAGATTGAGTTCTGCCAGAGCAGACCGGTATATGACAGTGTACATGGGTACCGTTTGGTGCCACGGCCCACTAAGAGGTTGTATAGTGATTTGATAACAACCAAGAATATTAGCGTGAAGAAGGTATACAACAAACAAGTTGGCGCTATAGCGGGGTGTGGTTTGGCACTTTCTGATGGTTTACCGATATTTAACAGCTTTTACAGTTGGTTGGGTAGAGGTGCCACCCCATGGGTTCCTGAACAGGGAGATTATTATTATAAGTTTCGTCAAGAGTTGATTGATGGAATGAAGCAAGGTCATCGAGAACCAACCGATGAGGAACGGATTAGTTTCTACTTTGCGTTTGATATTACCCCTACAGAACAGGTGCTTCTGGAGCAGTATTACGACTCACTGCCCGATCCTATTTATTCCAAAGCAATTAATGATCCACCGAGAAGTCTTGATCCAATGCAATATCTCGCTCGACCTGAGCAGAAAGATCAATAAGGGGAGAATCGACAACTACATATATATATGTCCAAGCAATGCCGCGAATACCACCGCGGGTTAAAAGATAAGTGGTACGCCCTTCGCCGGGAAGACGTGAAAAGCGCAATCTCAACCTTGATTACGGCACAAATGAGTAATAAGCCCTTAATTCAGGAGTGAACGCTAGGTTGGGGGAAGTGGGAGAGGTATTTACCTCAGGGTGCAGAGCCGAGTGCCCGTTTTAAATTGAGAGATCAATCAATAAGTTTGGCTCTGTGGGCGATATATTCCCAACAATGGGGGAGACCATATGGGAACGAATCATACTTTCTTCAGTAATAATACAAATAATAAGCGTAATGGCCAGCGCAATAATAGGCCTAATCCAAATAATGGTGGGGGTCGGAATAATCCGGTTTCCTACAATGTTAAGATGTCACAGACCATGGCACAAGCGGCGAACCGTCCGCTGTCTGGATCAGATATTCTTGATGATGACTACACTAGTAACGATGATTTTTCTACTAGTTTGCTCGGTTATGATATTAACCCTGGGCTGGATACAAGTTTCCCAGCCCTTAGCTTTCAGTCCAAGCGGTATGACTACTACGAATTCACAAGTCTGCAGTTTGTCTGGAGACCAACCTCTGCTGTTACAAGCACGAAGGGGATGGTTGTTTTGGCTTTTGATCCTAACCCAAATGCTAGGGTTCCGAGCGATCTTGGTGAAATTATGGCGTATGAAGCAGTTGTTGGAGAGTCAATTTACAGAACAGTAAGGCTCAATGTACCACCTTCAATGCTACGTGGAAGACGATACGTACGTCACGGACCAGTGAAAGACCACCTAAGTCTGTTCGACCCTGGAATGCTCATAATAGCAAACCAGGGCACAAACACAGCAACAGACGGAACCAAATTAGGTGTGATTGAAGTACACTATACAGTCCGGTTTTCCGGTTATCATCTATCAGGAACGACAGATTTTGCACCACATCAACTCGAAATGTTCAAGATGTCATCGACTCAAGGGTCGATTGCTGCATCTACAAAGACACTTATTGAGTTTGACACATCAGAGCTGGGGGGTTTAGGATGCACTATAGATTCTAACCTAATTACTCCTGGCGCTGGGTTATTTAAAGTGAGTGGTCGCATTAATGTTAATGATTCAGGTGGTTCAGCAGACGGTAGAGTTAATATCTTGTTGTATAAGAATGGTG